TACTTTACCAATCCCTCAATGTTACAAGTAGCGATCGCTTCATCCGCAAGGCGGCTCATTTCGAAATCACTTTCATCAATCTCGATTGATACGCTGCCTCCATTCTGGACTTGCGATAGATACGTCTTTCCGTTTCTCACCCTCTTGCAGACCTGTTCGCCTTTCATTGTTCACCAACGTTAGGTATAAGTGCGTTCGCTTCAGGCGTCAACATTTCAGCTACTTCCATCGCGCTTTTCGTGCTCGCGATGTCGGTATCTGCAAGCGTCTTGATCGTGTCTGCCTTGATCTTCTCGACCTCGGCAACAACCTTGAGTACACCGGCACGCGCCTTGACCGCGTTGGCTTGCGCCTCTTCCGCCATTCCTTCAAGCGCAAGCGCGTTCGGGTCTTTCTCTTGCGCCTTCGCATCCATCGCGGCTTTCTCTTCGTCGGTCGGCTTCATGACGCCAAGTTGTACAAGCTTCTTGCGGAAGTACTCGCGCACATCTGATACGCCTTCGCCTTCCATGTTCATCATGATCATCGACATCAAAACTTGCTGCGTCTCGGGGTCTTGAGATAGCGGAATCATGTTCGTCAACGCCCTAATAGTAGCCTCGCGCTTAGACACAGACGACGGGCCAACGGTAACGGATACATCGAACTTCGCACGGGAGAAGTCAACCGCCTTCACAAGCGCTCCGGTGTTCGGGTCTTTCGTAGGAGTTCCAAGTTCGACCGAACCTATATCCTCGGCCGTTGCTCCAATGGTTTTCATCTTGCGTCCGTCTTCGACGTACACCTCGCGCGCCATTGAGAGCCAAACCATAGCCGTGTGTTGTACTGACTTCGCAAAGTTGGAATGAAAATTGAAGGTGCTAACGTCTAGGTTAGCCTTCGCAAGCTCAATAGCCTTACCGGATATGTTAGATACGACCTTCTCTGTCTCCTGGTAGTTTCCGAATATGTCTTTCATCGCCTGGTCGGTTATCTGAAGCAACGCAGCGACCGCCTCTGGAATCTCTGGAGGCTTAGTGTACGCAATTGGACCGGCGGGCATCGGATTACCACTAGCATCGGTTATCGGATTTACAAGCAGGTAGGGATTGTTCGCTATGTTGTCTTTAGCCCAAAGCTCACTCAAGCCAACAACCTGCTCGGGAGTAAAGATCGGCTTAGACAAAGCAGAGATTGCGCTTATCTCTCCAACCTTGGAAAGCTGCGCGTTGTACAATCTTTGCGCATCCTTCGCCAGTCGAACGCGGCCCATGCATCGCTCTGTGTTATCTACGAACCAGCGCATACCGTACATCGGAATGATGGGGATATACTTTCCAGCGATCGTCTTGCAGTCTTCAAGCACGCTATTGCCGCACAGAATGTACTTGTGTATTCCGCGCCTTTTTACCGTCTTGCGTGATACCTCATGGTATCCGGTCGCTATCATTTCGCTCAATTGCTCGGGAGTTATGTCATTCTCCCACAATTTCAGCTCGTCTCTACTAGCACCTTGATACGTGATGCGCTGTTGTCCTTTGTCCTCTACGACAAAGTATTCAGCGATGTAAACCACGTCGGGAGTATTCCAATCAAATTGCGTGCTTGTCTCAGGCTCAGGCCAGCTTGAAGGGCTTTCGTCGTATTCTTTTTCAAATGCGCTAGGCGTCATAGATGTCAAAACAAAGGCGTGCTTAGCATCGGTCTTGTCGTACTTCTTAGCGTCAAGGTCGAACCATACCGATTGATCCGCCTCATAAATTGGCTCTATCTTGATTCGCTGCTTATCGTCGTCTGGGTCTTCCTCGTTTTCGTACTCGGTAGATAATCGCCAAGCCCCGAATCCGCCACCAGCCGCTTCCTCAAATCCGTTGTCATAAGCTTCTGTAGCCGTTGAGTCGTGCTCATCTGCGCGGAATAGACCATCGCAAGCATCGGCTAGATCGTCATCTTTCATTCCGTCTTTTGATATGAAATCCGCTCCAACTCGGTTGTTTCTGTTTTCGTTGATCGGACGCATTACAGCCGCGTAACACTTGTTGACCTCGAACATCGGCTTGTTCGCAAACTGTTCTCCCGACTTACCTTCCCACTGCGCACCAGGAATCGAGTAAAAGCGCCGATCCTCTTTGCACAGTTTGCGCTCTTCTTCCATGGCAGAATATATGCGGTCGAACTGCTCAAGCGCTTCTCGGTGTATTGCTTTTAGGCGGTCGTCGTTAGTCGGTCTAGGCATTTACTTCTTCCCGCCCTTTCTCTTCCCGCCTTTACCTTTACCGCATCCCATGGCTTACCACCTATTCACAATCGGCATTACGTCAACGTGTACCTGCTTCGGCGCTCCCTTTACGATTGCCGGGAACAACTCCGCAAGCCCCCATATTAACGCATCCGCCCTATTCGGAGATCTACCGCCAGTATAGCCCGTTGTGGAGAATCCTGCAAGTTCTTCTTCAAGCTCTACGAATCGGCCGACGTGGCGGACTTTGCCTTGCTCATACAGCGCGGAAAACGGTTCCGCCCTCGCTATCTTTCCACGGCTTGCGGTTACCGGCTTAAACGGAGTACGCGGACGCGCAACAAGGATCGTTTGCCGAACCATCGCGCCGCCGAAGTTCATTTCCCCGACGACACAATCGGCCGCGTGCCTATCGTATGCCGACGTTGCAACGCGCCCCCATGTTGCCGGCCCAGCCTTCACCGTGTCGTCCTCCAACACATAAGCGTTTCCGTCTGTCCCAAGGCCGACGACTACAATCCCGATCGCATCATTATCCGCATTGTCAATGTCATCCGATCCGCTCGGATCAACCGCGACAACGATACGCACAAAGTCGGGGACTTGGCCGTCTATTACGCGCCACTTATCGATGTGCTCATCAGGGAAAAGAGCGTTAGGCGTTGCGTCTGCGAACTTGCCGTCCCTGAAGCGCGCCCTCATTTTGGCGGGAAGGGCATCAAGCTGATTGATATAGTCTTCGGATAGGTTCTCCCTATTGTCCGCAGGGTTCATGTAGAAATACACGTAATCGTCGGGGTTGTGTATGCTTTCCCTGGTTTCGGGGTCGATCTTCTCAATAAACTTTTTATACGTCCAATGGTTTTTCGGTGGAGGGTTCTCGTCATAATACGCTCGAAGCTTCAGCGGTACAGGCGGCCTACCTTCGATCTGTTGATCTACCTTTTGCGCAAGACGAGTCAATGCTATCGATATAGAGTTGTACGGTATCTGCGAACACTCGCCGAAAAACAGTGTTGCGAACTCCATGCCGAGAATCTTCTCTGTTCTATCTTTGTCGTCTAACCCTGCGAACCACAGCTCTGAACCTTCGCCTATAGTCACGTACCCGTCTTGTTTGTGAGGTTCGAACTCTACGCCTGGATAGCAAACCCTCATTACCTTTGGAAATGTGTCGAGATAGGTTGAAGCTATCAGGTGATTGTATCGAAACCTGAAAAACCCATGCCTTGAGTTTGGGGCCTTGATAGCACGCATAACCATAGCTTTCGTAAAAAGGAACGTCTTCCCCGACCTTGAACCGCCGACACCTAGTATGTGAGTTGCGTCTCCGGCCATCACTTCTTGCGCTTCTTCCTGCCGCGCGGTTAGCTTCATAGGCGTTCGTCAACCTCGGAGGCAACGACACGCACGGAACCAGAATGCTCTATCTCTTGCTTATCAGACCATTCATGATTCTTGAGCCAGAATATACTCCCGGTAGGCTTATCTCGTAACGAAAGGCTTTGTTCATGAAAACGTTCGATTCTAAGCGTTGCTCTTTTTATAGTGTGCGAAAACTCTTTACGATCTTTTAAGTCATATACGCTACGCCTGTCTGAAAATCCAAGAAAATACGCAAGCCCTGCTATTGTCGGAGCTACTTGCGTCATAACGGCGTTACCGTATTTATCAGCCACAGCAACTATTTTCCCGTCTTCGTCTTCGGTTGTTACTGGTTTAGGCTCTGATAGGTCGAAATATTCTTCGATCTTTGCTTCAAGATCTTCTACAGTTTCGAACATTGCGGGCCTTCCGCCCGCGTGTTTGGTCTGACCGGCGTCTTTCTCAGTCTGTCCCATGCGTTGAATATACTCCATTTCCAGCGTTTGCGCTAGTTGTCATCCTGCCGTAAGTCTCACTACCCGTCCTTGCCTTTGTCATCTCCCTAACAAAAGCCGAGTGGTCTACGCACATTATCTTGATAAGTTGCTTCTTGCTAAACTCTATCAGGTCTATACCCATGAAAGTTCCGTCGCCGTTTGGCATTCCGTCGATTACTTTGTCGGCTAGTTGCTTGTCTGCCATTATTGAACCTCTATCCTAAGCGTGAAGCACTTAGGGCACGCGTAGGCGGTTACAGGGACTCCGCTTGTTACATAGTGCGCTGATAGGCTGCATGATTCAGGCCCCGTTTCCACCCTGGTAGTAAACGGACCCATCTCAAGGCCGCGAATCTCGATGAATGGTGCATATCCTATCTTTGCTAGTATTTTCGCGTCTTCAATGTTTGCGCCTAGATTTCGGTATTCATACCCACACGCCGCGCACTTCATGGTTTTCATCTCTTCCCTCCGTATGGCTCATATGCGTGTCTTCGGTACTTGCGGACTGCCTTCACAAACGCACGACCATGTTTTCTTCCGTACTCCGCAGATATAACAAACTTCATGTTGTTTGTTTCTAAATCTCTCCAGAAATCTACAACTTTAAGAACTGCTGTTTTAGGTATACCCATGCTTATTGCTTTTGCTTCCGCAGCCTCGATCATTCTTTCTTTGTGATAATTCGCTGCAACGGTAACCTTTATTATTTTAGTCACTTCTCCCCCTTCGTCTTCATCTGCTTAACTATCCCGATAACAAGCCGCTCCATCGATGTCCGCTTGCACTTCTTCACCCTGATCCATGGGCAGAAGAAGATATCCTTAAGCACGATGTCGGTCTCCATTATGCCGCACTGCTCCTCTATCTCGTTCAGGGCGGCGCACAGGCGATGGAAGGCCTCCTCGCTCTTTACCTGGATGCCTTCAAGGATGATCTGGGGGCGAATGATCGATATTTTGTTGATCTCATACGCGTCTTTGCCTTCCTCTTCTACCTTCTTTATCTGTTCTTCCGACCATTGCGGATCATACGTCATTCCTTCATGATTATTCATCTTTCACCCCCGGCGCAATCTTATTAACCTCATGCCATGCCTCGGCCATGTCTACCTCTTCTTGCGTGATAGGAACGAACACATTCGGCGCATTGTGTTTGATAAGTAAATACCCGTAGTTTTGTATTTTGCTGTCCTTCCATATGGCCTGTTGTTGTGCAAGATCACGTTGTTACTGCATAGCCGCGTTTTGTTGAGACTGTGCAAGATCACCTAGTAACGCGCCGTATATGTTAGCCATTCTTTGACTCCACCGGGGTTCCTACTTGCTGCATAAATAATACAGCCGTTCGCGCTTCGTGTTCGTCATAGAAAAACAACTTGCGCCCGTTTATAGATATCTTGCGCCAAATACAGCCAAATAACAGGCGCTCAATTGTGTACCCTTCTTTCGTGGAGGTGTCGCTATCAACTATCGACCTTAGCACACGCATGTCTTTTACAACTCGAAGATTCATACCTACCCCCTACCTAGCCCACATTACGCGGGCCGTGTGCGTTACTCGCTCGACTTTAGCAATCCATCCTCGACCATCTGCCGCTTTGTCGCGTCCCGTATGTACGCGGTGCGGTTCCCTGGTATTGCGGCGTACATCTCAGGGGAGATTCGAAGTACGATCTTGATCATCCCTGAATGCTTGCGGCCGCGTTTGTGTTTTTCGGTCATTCACCCAACCTCACTAGTGATTCTTTCAGCGCGTATCCATGCATGTACGCCTGAAACATGTCGTTAACATATCCATCGTTGTAAAATATGGTAGCAGGGACTTTTGATCT